AACCAACATCGCGGGCATGTTCACCGAGACAATCGAACGCGGCGCATTCAAAAGCGCGATTGAACGCGGCGATGACGTGGTTTTCCTTATCAACCACGAAGGCCTGCCGCTGGCACGCACACGTTCCGGCACGTTGAAGTTGTCAGAAGACGAACGCGGGCTTTATATGGAGACTGAGCTAGATCCTGAAGATCCGGATGTGCGTTCCATCGTTCCAAAAATGAAGCGCGGCGATCTGGACAAGATGTCGTTTGCTTTTGTTCCAACGCAACAATCATGGGACGAAAACGGGGCAATCCCGAAGCGGACCATTCAGGATGTTGAATTGTTCGACGTGGCGATTGTCACGACGCCGGCATATGCTGGCACAGAAATTGGCCTCCGGTCGCTTGAAGCGCACCGTGCGGGGCAAGTGAAGTCACAAGCGGCGCGTCGCATGAGAATGAAGGCACGCCAACCGAGATAGCAGCGGCTCTCCCGCTGTTTCGCCCTTCATGCACCTTGGGCAAGTGCTTGAATTGATCGTCGTGATGACTGACCAGTTCCCATAGATGGAGGCCCAAATGGCTGACGTGAAAGACCTGCGGGAGAAGATGGCGAATATCGCCACCGAGGCCCGTTCAAAGCTGTCCGAAGTAAAGGACGACACCCCAGAAGAGCGCGCATCTGAAATCGAACGCGAGTTCGACGCCATGATGGCAGACCACGACAAGCTGGCCGCAAAGGTTGAGCGTCTTGGCAAAGTTGAAGCCGCACTGCGCGCTGGCGAAGAAATCGATTTTGATCGTCGACCAACTTTCGAAAACCGCTCGGCACCTGCCGTTGATAACGGTTTGACAATGGATTACCGCGCTGCATTCGCTGAGATGATTGCAAACGGCGGCGAAGGTTATGTCGATCAGGAAGTGCGCAATGTTCTGAAAGAACACCGCGTTCAAACTGGCGGCACCACGACGGCTGGCGGGTTCACCGTTCCCACCGAATTGGCAACATTCATCGACAAAGCGATGATCGCAACCGGCCCGATGTATCGTTCGGATCTGTTCACGGTTATCAATTCCGCTGATGGCCGCCCGTTCAACATTCCAACCATTGACGACACGGCTGTCACGGCTGGCGCGCATACTGAAGGCACACAGCCAACGGATGATGGCGGCAAAGACGCGACATTCGGTCAGAAGTCAGTAAGCGCATATGCTTTCGATTCCGAGTGGATTCGCTGGTCGGCTGAGTTGAACGCGGACAGCGTGTTGAACATGGAAAGCCTGCTCGGTGAGCTGGTTGGTGAACGTCTGGGCCGCATTGCAAACAGCAAGCTGACAACCGGTTCCGGTTCGTCTGATGTTGAAGGCATTGTGACCAACTCCGCGCTTGGCAAGACAGCAGCAGCGACTGCCGCGATCACCGCCGATGAAATCATCGACCTGATCCACTCGGTAGATCCGGCCTATCGCAGCGCCGCAAACGTCGCTCTGATGATGAACGACAGCACGCTGGCAGCGGTTCGCAAGCTGAAGGATGGTCAGGGTAACTATCTCTGGCAGATGGGCAACTATCAGGCAGGCATCCCGCAAAACATTCTTGGCTACAACGTCGTTGTGAACCAAGCAATGGATAGCCTTGCAGCGGCCAAAAAGGTCATGCTGTTCGGTGATATGTCTAAGTTCTATGTTCGCAAGGTTGGAGCGCCATCGTTGTATGTCGCCCGTGAACGCTTTGCGCCTGACTTCGGCATCCTTGGCTACATCCGTTTCGACGGTGTTCTGGTCAACACCGCTGCAATCAAGCACCTGATTACAGCTGCCTAAGATAACGGGGCGGGGCTTCGGTCCCGCCTCTCAATTTGATGGAGGCTCGCATGGCCAAGGTTAAACTGCTCACTTCAATGGCGGGTATCGACTTTTCGCACAATCAAGGCGACGTAATTGATTGCACTGATGCAGAGGCCCAGCGGTACGTTGCGGCTGGCATTGCTGAAGCTATTTCAACACCGGTTGAACGTGCGGTGAAGCCTTCAAAGGCTGAAAAAGCGGTTCGCAAATAAATGGCAACCCGTTTGCAACCCACAGAATCGCTTGAGCTTGTGACAGCGCCAACGGCCACGCCGGTTTCTCTGTCTGAGGCCAAGGATCACTTGCGCGTTGACAGCGACGACGATGATGCGCTTGTCACGCGCCTGATTGCGGTTGCAACGGCCTTCACAGACGCGCAGGGCGCGCTTGGCTCGGCTATGATAACGCAAACATGGGGTCAGTGGATCGGGGCAAACCCGAATCAAACTGTGCCGCTAATTTTGGGGCCATTCCAGGCGATTGATGCGGTCAAATACTATGATGTTGACGGCGTTTTGCAGACTGACACGCTGTCAAATTACGATGTTTTCGGCACCAAAACCGCCAAATATATCGGCCCGAAATCTGGCTTTTCGTGGCCTGTCGCGCAGGATCGTTCAGACGCGATCAAGATTGAATATACCATCGGCTTTGGTGATGCGGCGACGGACATTCCAGACACAATCCGGCACGCTTTGCTGCTGTTGATTGGCCACTGGTATGAAAACCGCGAGCAGGCAACGACGGACAACCTTATGGATATCCCGTGGGGCTTTGATGCGCTGATGAACATGCACCGGGCGTCGTGGTATGGCTAACGCGGGAAAAATGGATCGCCGCGTGCAATTCCAACGCGCCACGATAACCGATGACGGCTTTTCAAGCGTTGAGACGTTTGCAAACCACGGATCGCCGGTTTGGGCGTCAAAAAATGACGTTTCGGACGGTGAAAAATGGCGCGCAGATCAGGTTTCGGCAGTTATTTCGGCCCGCTTTCAGGTGAGATATAGCACTTTCACGGCGGATTTGACGCCAGCGGATCGGCTGGTTTACAGCGGCACGTCCTACGATATCAACGGCATCAAGGAGCTTGAGGGCCGCAAGCGCATTTTTGAGATCACGGCAGCGGCGAGGGCGGATTGATGGAAGTCAAATTGCAAGGCTTCGCTGATCTGGACAAGGCGCTTCAGGATATTGAAAAGCAGGCGACGCGCAAAGCGGTGCTGCGGCGTGCTTTGAAAAAAGCGGCGGAGCCAATGGCGGCTTTGGCTGGCGGCTTTGCGCCTATTGGCGCGACTGGTGATCTGGCCGCATCTTTTGCATACAGCACGAAACTGAACAAACGGCAGCGCGGTATTCATCGCAAGATGTTTCGCAATGACAAAGCGGCAGTTGAGGGTTTTGTCGGCACCAATGATCCGGCGGGCGTTCAGCAAGAATTTGGCAACGAAAACCACGGGCCGCAGCCTGCATTGCGCCCCGCTTGGGATCAGGACAAAGGCCAACTTCTTGATCGGCTTGGCGAAGAAATAGCGGCAGACCTTGAAAAAACGGCGGCACGCGCGGCGCGCAAAGCGGCAAAGGGGGCATGATGGAAGAAGAATTGCGCGCACTTTTGACAGGATCAGCGGCTGTAACGGCTATCTGCGGAACCAGAATTGAATACGGCGGCAACGCGCAGGGCGCAGCTTACCCGCGCATTTCGCTATACACGATCGGCGACAACGGCGGACACAACATGCAAGGCCCAGACGGGCTGTCTGTGGGCCGTGTACAGGTTGATTGCTACGCCACGACCTACGGCGGCGCAAAGTTACTCGGACGCGCTGTGCGGGCTGTTTTGGACGGATACAGCGGTGGCAATTTTCAGGGGGTGTTTCACGCGGGAACTCGTGATACAACTGAGGGCGGAACCAACGAGGCGGATCGTCCCCATCGAAGCAGCCTCGATTTTATAACTAACTTTGCGCAATCATAGGAGGTCATCATGGCCGTAGCAAATGCAACCATCGGATATGGCACAACTTTCGCTTTTGGCGATGGCGCTGATCCTGAAGTATTCACAGCACTGGCAGAAGTGACGGATATCACGCCGCCCTCTGACAGCGTGGACATCATCGAGACGACGCACATGTCGTCGCCAAACCGGACAAAAGAATTTGTAGCTGGTTTGAACGATCCTGGCGAGTGTTCTTTTGATATCCACTTCTTGCCTGGCGTTGGCGATGATTCGCTCATTCAAGCCAAGCGAAACGTCGGCACAAAAGCCAATTACCAGATCGAATACCCCAGCGGCGCGACTTGGACGTTTGCGGGCATCCTGACTGGCTATGCGCCAACCGTGCCGGTCAATGACCGCATGACAGCGACTGTGACGTTCAAGGTCACATCGTCCTACGTTGCGGTTGCCGCATAATGGCGAACGCTGTTAAAGGCGAAGTTTCGTTGGAGGCCGGTGGGGAAACCTACCGGCTTGCCTATACGACGAACGCAATGTGTGAGCTTGAGGACGCGACGGGCGAGCCTTTGGGCAAGATCGTCGAGCAGCTCGGCGATGATGCAAATCCGCCGGGCGTCAAGACGCTGCGGCTTTTGCTTTGGGGCGCTTTGATTGAGCATCAAGAGGACATGACAATCAAAC